CGTGGCCCCGGCCTGCGCCGTCGCCAGCGCCTGCCCCGAACCTCCGGCCCGGCCGGCGGGTGTCGCCCTCATTGCTGGTTCTCAGACAGCGGAACCCACCCGGCCCCGCACCGGCAGCATCACCCACCCGGAGACGCCGGCAGCCTCCGGATTAGCCACCTGAACCGCAGCCGGCGGCGGCCCGGCGGACGTGGTGACCTCCGGGTCAACCCAGTAATTCGAGGCGTTGAAACTGGTAGCCGGGAACGTCAGGCCGATACCGGAATTGAAGACGTCCTGCCCGTTCGCCGCGCCCGCGTTGTTCGGCGCGGACAGCGGCCCGTTGGTGACCCCTCCGGACCCGGCACCGGACGACCAGTAGGCCCCTGTAAGGGAGTACCAGTTGCTGCCGGCCGGATCAACGTAAACACACGCCACGTACTGGGTGCCGGAAGTCAGCGACGGCGGTGAGGTGAACCCCTGCCGCACCCACCCGGCCCCAGCCGAAGCGCCCCCCCACGACGCGGCCTGGGAGGTGACCAGCGACCCGCCGGACACCTGGAACAGCGCGATCGTCGCGGGAAGAACCCCCGCGCCGGCCGCGGAGTAGAACCAGATCCCGGTCAGCGTGCACCCGGCCGTGGAGACGGAAAACTGGACGCCCATCGTGTACGCGGTATTGTCACCCGCGATCGACGACCCGGTGGCAGCCTGGGAGAACAGCGTGTAGACGGTCACCTAGGACAGCACCCAGTTCCACGTCGGCGCCGACGAGTATGTCAGCGTGACCGTCCCGTTGTTCCGCACTGTCACCGGGCCCGATGTGAGCCCGGTTGCCGCCGTGTCGATCGCTATCGCCGTTACCGTCCCCCCGGTCACGATGACAGTCGCTTCCTTCCCGAAACTGTTCGTGTACGGGGTGGTCGAGGCGGGGACCGCCGGGGGGGAGCCCATCAGGCCGGGGGCCTGCTCAGACTGGACGAACTTGATGTTCGCCCCGCCAGTCGCGGTCAGCCCCAGCGACCCGAGTTCCTCCACGCCCAGGACGATCCCGTACAGCGCGTTGCCTGAGTCGAGCGCGAGCGCGGTGGCGCCTTCCAGGTGCAGCGCCCCGATGGTGACGGGGATGCCGGAGCCGCCGCTGATCGCGAACTGGCCCGAACTGGGGGCGTACAGCGGGTAGGTGACCGCCTCGCTGGACAGCGACGCGATGAAAGACTGGTGGACGGTGCCGAGCGGAGAGTTGAACGGGAACGCGGCACCCGTGGTGAACAGCACCTTGACCGACCCGTAATAGGAGTGGTCGCCGAAGAAGAACCCCACCCAGCAGCCGTACACGGTCAGCCGGTCCACGTCGGACTGGTCGTTGTTTCCCACGGTCGGGGGGCGCAGCCCGAAGGTCCGCCATGACCCCTGGTAGCCGCCGGCCTGGTACAGCGGCCAGCCACCCGCGCTGCCGACCGTGGTCCGGGCCATGCAGAAGTACGCCATCGACCGGACAGACAACTGGCCGATTCCGTAGGCGTCCAGCCCCGCGTAGGTGGGGCCGTACGGCATCAGGAAGTTCAGGCCGTCCACGACCAGCCGCATGTTCGAGTAGACCCCGTTGGCGCCGCCGAACCCCTGAGTGGGGCCGCCGAGCACCGAGGGGGCCTGCTGGTCCCCCGAATAGTTCCCGTCGCCCCGCATGCACGCCAGGACCGCGCCGTTGGCCTGCGGGTTCGGCTGGTTCCAGTGCACCGGCCCGGACGCCTCGACCGGCCCGGTGATCTTGAACTGGACTTTCGGGCCGACGTAGGACTGCACGTAGGGGATGGCGAGCTGGGTGTACCAGTAGGCGTTTCCGCCGACCGTGGTCTGCAGGGCGCCGCCGACGCAGTACGTCTTGTTCCCCAGCAGCATCTCGCCGAGGCCCTGCTCGGAGGTCTGCCCGTAGGCGACTGTCGCGTTGATGCAGTTCTGCAGCGCCGTCGTGTCATCCGTCCCGTACAAGGCGCCGTAACTGGTCACCGTGGACGAGGCGTTCGCGGCGGTGGTGACGTGGGAGGAGGACACGTACGTCGCGATCGACGTGCACAGCGGCGAGCCGGACCCGCCGCCCGCGTCGGGGATGACGATCAGTTTCCCCACGTCGGTGGACTTGAACGGAGCCGAGGCCGTCGTGTTGCCGCCCGGCGTGGAAGCGCCCGTGTTGGTCGGGGGGGCGCTGATCACGTAGTTGTTACCCAGCTGGGTGGGCTGCCCGACGGTCTGCTGCCGCTTCTCGGTGCCCGCCCCGCCGCCTGCCTGGGTGCAGTACACGTAGTAGCCGGTCGCGTTCGTCCACGACCCGGGCGAGACCACGGTCATCGTGGAGATATTCGACCCGGTGGTGGTCACCGACGTGGCCGAGGATGCCGTCGTCTCCCCGAAAGCGTTGACGTAGGTGACCTGGACGAGGTAGGTGCCGTTCGCGACCGTCCCGCCGCTGGAAGCATGGTTGACGGTCGGCGCGGACGGCGCAGGCAGGCCTACCGTGGTCAGGTCAGCCTGCCCGCTGGTGATGGCCACGTCGTACAGGAACGCCCCGTCACCTTTCGCCCCGTAGGATTCGGGGGCGAACTGCCACGGGTTCTGTCCCAGCCCGGTCAGGTCGGCCGCGGACGCCACCTGGATGACCGTGAACCCGGCACTATGCGTGGTCGGGGTGGTCCCGTCAGCGCCTCTCGTCACCGTCCAGGACTGCGAACCGGTGGAGCCGGGGCAGACGGTGACGTCGAACACCTCGCCGGGGGACGCCTTGTCGGCGGCGTGGAAGTGAGTCGCCCCCGCTAGTGCGACCTGGAACGCTGTGGTGACGTTAACCGTCCACGACTCGACCGTCCCGCTCGAGGGGGCGCTCGTGCCGCCGCTGGTGACCGTCCCTTGCGGCACGTTGGCCCAGACGGGCAGCGGGGTGGTCGGCACCAGCGGCACAGGTCACCCCTCCGTCAGCGGTCTAAGTGCCGCCGGGGACGGCAGGCCACGCGAAACCCGGTTCCGCCACCCCGGGAATGAACCCCGGAGCGCCGGACGCAGGCGGCGCGGGCGGGGTCCCCTGCGCTGGCAGGTGAAACCCGGCCGCGCCGGCACGGCCGGGGACCGCCCCAGAAACCGGGAACGGCATCATCCCCTTACTCGGAGATGACCAGTTCCGGCATCAGGTTCACAGCCGACGTGGTGCCAGCAGCGCCGAGCTCGTACGTGACCGCAAGCAGAGTACCGGGGCCGTTCCCCACGTTCAACTCAAAGCCCGGGGTGAACCATTCACCCCAGTTGGCACCAGCCGTACAGGGCGTCGTCTGGCTCCAGAGCACCGCGCCGTAGGTGGCGTAGGTGCCGGTGCCGGAGCCGTTCGCGCTGGAGTACAGCCACGTCGAAGCCGCGGTGGTGGTGGACTGGCCGACCGCGTACGCGGTGGCGGTGGACACGAACAGTCCGCTGTTCGTGCCGGACACCCGGCGGATCCGCCACGTAATCGTCCCGTTGGACGGGTACGACGCCGAGGAACCCGAGTAGGTGCCGACGCGCACCGCAGAGACGTTGAATTCCACCGCGCCAGTGATGCCGCCGACCATCAGCACGTACTCGGTACCGGCGACGCCGCCCGTGCCGATGCTGATACCAGTAGTGGCACCAGTATCCACATTGTAAACTCGCCCGATCGCCACACGTAACCTCTCTGCCACCCGAAGTGACGGGATAATCCCGGCACGGCCGGGGGACTGAATTGCGGAACGGAACAGCCGGCCTACGCGGGCTGGAGAACGCGGGACTCCCGCAGGGAAACAACTTCATTGATGGCCTGGCCCAGACAGTCAGACCTCCGCCACGCGTTATACACGTCCCGGTCGGCGGTAAGCGCCTCGCTGGACTCCTTGGACGTCTGGTCGCCTTTCCAGGCATGCTCCACCTTGATCGCGCGCAAGTGACGCAGGCAGCCCGCGCCCCTGCCGAGATCAGCCCAGACGTTATCCACGTACCAGTGAGACAGTCCGGGCAGGCACATCCAGCCGAGCGCAGCCACGATGTCCGAGCTCATGACGACGGCCTCGGGAATGTCCTCCCGTGTCCCGTCCCACGGATAACTGAACCCGGTTCCGCCCATCTCAACGATCGCCCGGATCAGCGCCTTGTCCCACCCGGGGGTGTAAGGGACGTGATCGTCACCGAGGGAGGCCAGGAACGGGTATTTCCCGGCCTGCTCGACGGCGATCTCGTTCGTCCATTCCGCGAGCCCCTTGCGGGGGCCTACCGTCAGCAAGTCGTTCTCGGTGGCGGCCTGATGCAATACGTACCGGTAGCGCTCGAGTTCCGGGTCATCGTCATCGACAGCGACATGGACGTGGGTCCGCATCTTCGCCGTCGCGTGAACCGCATCCAGCAGCCTCGCGATGTTCTGGGGCCTGCCACGGCTAGGAGTGATGACGAGCAGGTCACCGGACTGGCTCAAGCGCGCTGCCTTTCCTGGGAAGATGGGCGGATGACAGAAGGAACCGGCACGGAGGAACTGCTCGGGCAGCTGCACACCCGGTTCCGGATCACCGCCGACTTCGGCGGCGGCGCGGGCCTGGACTTCGAGACCAGCCTGTTCGCGCTGGACACCCTGATCCCCGGGCCTGAGTTCCTCGGGAATATGCGGCCCGGGTCGTCGTGGTCGATCACGCGGCTGGAGGACCAGGCCGGCTAGGCGGAAGCGCGCTGGTCACCCACGCCCGCAGGTACGCCTCGCGGTGCCGCGGGTTGTCCCAGTCGAACTCGTCGCTGTCCAGTAGTTCCATGAGCTTCGGGGATGGTGTACTCCCGGTAGCTTTCCGGGATGCCGTCTGCGTCACGGCTCGTTACCTCGATGACTATGACCGGTTCGTAAGGGATCTCATCAGGACGCCCGTAGCCGCACTCGGGGCACCTCACAGCCGGATCAGGCCCAGGCCGTATTCGCCCGGCATGTCATGCCATTCCTGGCCGCTCTCCGCGCACCAGTCATCCAGCGCCGCATGCACCGGAGAAACATCCCGGTCCCAGACGAGACCCGGCCAGCCGATCACGTGAGTGTCATGAAACAGGGCCACCCCGCCCGGCGCCACCCTCGGCACGAACGCCCGGCACTCAAGCAGGGTGTGTTCGTACTCGTGGCTGGTGTCAATGAACAGCACGTCGCACTGTGCAGGGAGCAGCGACTGCACAGTACCGTCCATGTCGCTGCCGCAGGTGAACGTCCACCGCGGCACCCTGGCCCACGGGCCCATGCCTTCCGGGTCCCGGGCGCAGTCCGAGATGTCACACGACCAGACATGCCCGCCAGACTCCTCGACCCCGGCGAGAAACGCGAGGGTGGAGTTGCCTTTCCGGGTGCCGAACTCGAGAACCCGGCAGCCGGGACGCGAGCGGGCCTGCTCGTACAGGAACGGGAGATACTCCTGGATGTCAGACCAGCGGGACAACCGGTCCAGGTAGCCGTCGCGGACGGTGGAGACGATGGCACGCGCAGCCGGGTCCCAGGTGCGAGCGAGCGGCATCAGCAGCCGCCCTTAGCGCCGAGCCGGCGGTGCATGTGCCGGTCCAGGTAGTCCTGCCGCGCCCGCCTGTCCCGCTCCACGTCAGACACCTTCACGGCATGGAACACGGACCGGTTCCCCCCGTACAACTGGACCCGGGCAGTCACGTCCGTGAACCCGGACACCCCTAGCATCGCTGCGAGGCCGGTCACGTTGGGGGTCCACCAGTTCGTCGGGTCGTTGTTGAGCTCGTCGCCGGGGTAGAACGCCATCAGCGGCCGGTCCATCAGCGACTCGGCGTCAACCGCGGTCTCCACGACGGCGAGGCCGCCAGGTGCGGTGAGCTCGGCTATCTTCTCGATCGCTAGCAGGGGGTGTTTCAGGTGGTACAGCACCCCGAGGAACAGCACCAGGTCGAACCGCTCCCCCGCCAGCGCCTCAGGCAGGTCATAGACGCTCGCCTGCACCGGTTCCACGTGAGAACCCAGCTCCGCGCGGGCGAAATCGAACGCGTCCCGCCCCAGCGTCTCCCACACGTCGCTGGCGACAACGCGTTTGGCGCCGCGCGACTCGCACTCGAAGGAGAAGAACCCGTCCCAGCAGCCGATATCCAGCACGCTTAGCCCGGTCAGGTCCTCGGGGATGCCGAGGAACGGGAGGACGTTACGCTCAGCCGCCCTTCCGGGGGTGACGATCCCGGGACGGAGTTCGATCGAGTGATACCAGTCGTAGACCTTGACCGCCTCGCGGAGGTCCGCGTCGGTCCTCACCCGAACCGGTCCTCAAGTTCCTTCATCACGGGAACCCAGAACTGGCTGAACACCCGGTCAGCGTCATACAGCATGGCGAAGTCCCTGGCCGGCTTCTTCGGGAGGGTGCCGTTCTCGCGGGCCTGCCACGCAGCCTCGTACGCCTGTTCCACATCGTCGGCATCCGGGCGCTTCCACCATCCGGAGTGCCCGTCTTCCCAATCCGGGGTTCCGCTGACGAGCCATCCGGCCCCGCACAGCTCGGACATCGCCGAGCCGTCCGTGCAGATGACGGGAACACCGCAGGCTTGCGCCTCGATGAGGGGCACGCCGAAACCCTCACCGTAACTGCACAGGCTCAGCACATCCAGGCCCCGGTACCAGGCCGCCATCTGCTCCTGGGTGATCTGCCCGGTGTCGTACATGTAACTGTCCGGGTAGCCGACCGCCCCGCTGATGCCCAGACGGGCCGCCATCGCGTGCAGGTTCGTCGCCGGGGCAGGCGCCACGGGCGCGGTGTGCAGCGACAGGAACGAGTCCGGGTGTCGCGCGTGGAACCGGGAGAACGCGAGAAGCTGCTGGTCAAACGCTTTCCGGCGTCCCCTGTTCATCGCCACGATACCGACAACGAACGTGTCGGGCCCGATCGCGGGAACGGTATCACGGTACGCTTGCGGGTCTCCCGGGCAGAACAGGTCTGTGTCCACGCCATGCGGCACGTAGAGCGGCTCGGCGCCCTCAGCGGCCAGGACGCGCTCCCCGAAGCGGGACATCGCGATCGGGACGCCCTCCCCTTCACGGAGGACGGTGACATCTCCATCACCTAGCGGGACCGTATCGACGGGGAACCAGTGCGCGACGTTGACCTGGCGCATAGCCCCGGCCTGAGCCGCTTTAAGCAGCCCGAACGGATCGGCAAGCGTGATTACCAGGTCCGCTTTGAAGTACTCGTAGTTCGCGGTGAAGATATCGTTGCCCGCTACGTCCCGCACAGACGGGAGGACGGGTATCCCGTTCCACTCGAGGATCTGGCCGCCGAACGAATAGGGCGCGGAGATCGCTACGATCTCGTGTTTCGTGCCTTCGTTGATGCGGGGGACGAACAACGCGGTCTGCTGGCCATAAGCAGAAACGAGCCACGGAGCGTTACTGTGCCACAACACCCTCATCAGTCACACGCCTCCCGGCTCCTGCTGCTGTTCAGCCGAGTTGGCCAGCATCACACCCAGCCAGAACCGCATGTACTCCTTCGTCAGCTCCAGCGCCGGAATCTCAGCCATCCCCGCAGCGATATGCGCCGCGAAGAACGCCGCGTCCCCGGCCGCGAACTGGGTCCAGTCGAACTGATCCTCGCGGAACGGGTCGGCAGGCATGTCACGATCCACTCGCGCCCTCTTCTTCCCTGATCCAGGCGATAACCTCGTCCAGCATCACGTCCAGGCTGGTCTTGGCCTCGAATCCGAGGGTTTTCGCGGCCTTGGACACGTCGGGGACCCGGACCTGCACGTCGTGGGGGAACGGAGGGTCGTGTACTAGCCGGAGCGGCACGTCCGGTCCCTTGATCTTCCGCCAGATGGTCTCGGCGAGCTCGCGGACCGTGGTGCCCTGCGCCGTCGAGATGTTGAAGTCTTCGTTCAGGGCGTCGGGGTGTTCCATCGCGGTGACGATCCCCGCGGCGACATCCCCGCCGTACGTGTAATGCCGCACCTGGTCACCCGAGCCGAGGATCCGCAGCGGGTCCTGTCCGGCGAGGGTCTTGCGTACGAGGTCGGGGACGACGTGGGACAGGGCCAGCTTGGCGTTTCCCTCGCCTGCGGCACCGGATAGGGCGTGGTGCTCGCCGATGCCGACGCAGTTGAACGGCCGACAGATCGTGTACGGCAGCCCGTACTGGTCCCGGGCCGCGCGGGCAAAGTACTCCACGGCGAGCTTGGAGAACCCGTAGGACGACAGGGGCGGGGGGATCTCCCGCTCCTGCCCCTCAAAGGACGGCCACTCCGTAGCGGTCTCGTACACCATCGACGAGGACAGCCACGTAACCTTCCGCAGCATCCCCGCCCGGTGCGCGGCGATAGCAGCATCAGCCGCGGCAGCGGTGATCCGCTCATTCGCAGCGAGCAGGTCGTAGGGGCGTTCGTGGAAGTAGGCGATCCCGCCGATCAGCGCCGCGCCCGCGATGAAATGGTCACAGCCGTTCAGCAGCCTGCGCACCAGCGACGGCTCCCGGGCGTCACCCTCGACCAGGGTGTAGGCCGGGTGGCTGTCGTAAGACTTCGCTACCCGCCCGTATTTGGAGAAGTCATCCAAGCCGACAACGGTATGGCCACGGGACAGCAGTTCCTCGACCACGTACCCGCCGATGAAGCCGGCCGAACCGGTGACCAGGACCCTCACGCGCCCCCCGGCTCATCATCGTCAGGATCGTAAGCATCCTCAGGCCAGATCACGCCCGTCTGGTCATACTCCGGCCAGTACTCGACCTCTGTCCACTTGCCGTCACCAGCCCCGGTGCGGGCCACCGCCAGACGCTTGACCCTCGGGCATGCCCGCTGGTGCAGTCCCCCGCAGTGCTCGCAGGCGTTCCCCGCAGCGAAAATCTCCCGGGCGTCAGCCTTCTCACGCTTGCTTAGCTGAACCATCCAGCTCCTGTACAAGTTAAGCTACGGCTGGGAGGCCCCGCCACAGGGGATATCTAAACGAAGGCTGGTGCGCACTCGCGTACGCGGGCCCTCCTCCCACCTCAGGCAGGTTCCGCCTCTACGATGACGCGCGTCCCGCGACGCCGCCGCCTGCGCGACTTTGCCAGTTCCGCTTCAATGTGGCGTTCCCAGCCCTCCTCGCCCCTGTAGCCCCGGCCGTCATCCCGGAGGGGGAACGTGGGGCGGGGTGCTCGCCCCAGGTCGTAGGCCGCGAGGGCGAAAGTGGCAAGGTCGCTGTTCTGAGTAGGCGTCATCAGATCCCTCTCGGTGCTTAAAGACAGCAGCGACGGAGAGGCAGGCGATAATGGCCGTCGTGAGCACACGAGATCCGCTGGAAAAGGCGCTCAGGAACGTCAAGATAGCCACGTTCCTTGTCGTGGCCTGCATCTGCCTCGTCGTGGCGGACATCGTGTTCCTGCTGGCAAGGCACCGCTAGGGCGCTTCAGATCCTCCTGCCGCGCAGAATATCCCGCCCGGTGTACCCGATCCTCCCGCCAGGTGCCGACAGGGAGAGCGCCCGCGCAATGTAGCTCTCGGGGCTCGGGGCACAGTGAGGGCAGGAGCGTTCCTTCGGCGTGTACTTGTGCCCGTTGGGGCATTCCCGCAGGTAGGCGACAGACCAGGGTTCCCTAGCGGGCCTGCCCCCGGCGTGCTTCGCGGGAAGCGGGTTGACTTCGGCACCGCAGTTCTGGCACCGCTGGTCTTTGTCCTCGTTGACCCGCGCCCCGCACTTTGTGCAATCCCGGAACCCGTAGACGATCCCCCAGTCACCCTGATTCGACCCGGCGAGGTGGATCATGGCCCAGACGAACGCGTCAGCCCGGTCGTCCTTCATCCGGGACCGGTCATCGTTCTCGGTGAAAGCGGAGAGCTGTTCCTCCAGCTTGCTGAACGCATCCCCGACCATGTGGATACGGCCCTGCATGAACAGCGAAGACGGCCCCTGGGCCCGCGCGACCTTCCCCTTCAAACCGTGGACGGTCCGCAGCGGGATGTTCGGGTCAACCGTGTTCAGCAGCGCCCGCATGTAGTCCCCGGTGGAGTTCACCTCGCCGACCACGCAGTCAGCGTCGTGCCGGTAGAACGCTTCGGCTACGACGCGCATCTGCTGGTCAGGGGCGTACCGGCCGGAACAGTCCTCGAGCACGTAGAAGTCCCCGTCGGCACCCTCGGCGGCCACGCAGATCCCCGACTCGTCCGAGGAGTCGGAGGAGGTGGTGGCGGGGTCGATCGCTACGACGATGCGGCGCCACTGCGGCAGGGTGTCCTTGTCGGGGTAGACGCGGGTCTCGTTGAACTGCTCGATCGGGAACAGGCACCCGTCGACCTCGCCGACGAGCCTGCCCTTCAGTTCCTGCTCGAGCATGAACGTGCCCGCGTACTTACGCTCCAGCCGCAGCCGCTGGGTCCGGGAGAAGTGGATGTTCTCCTCGCTGCTGGCCTCGGTGAGGTGAACCCCGGTCTCATCCTCGCGGGTTGCTTCCTCAAGCAGCTCGCGGATCAGCCGGACCCGTTTCGGGGTGGTGGTGATCATCATCCGCGGCTTGTCGCCCTTGCGCAGCGCGGGCATCAGGCCCTCGTGGTAGAACTGGAAGTACCTGATCATCGCCAGTTCGTCGAACCAGCAGTACGACAGGTTCTGGCCCCGGATCGAGTCCGGTTTCTCCGCAGAGAACCCCCGGATCTTGGAGCCGTTGTCGAGTTCTATCTCCTGGCGGTTCTTGTTGTAGGCGTTCGGCCCGATCTCGATGCCGTTCCGCCTGGCTTCGGCCAGGATGCCGGACTCGCCCTCGATGAGGACCGCACGGACGTCCTCGTATTTCGGGGCGCAGATGCCGACGTGGATGCCGGGCTTGGACAGGGCCATTTCCAGCACCCAGTTACTGCCGGCCTTTGTCTTGCCAGTACCTCTGCCGGTGCAGTTGAGCCAGATAGACCACTCGGAATTACCGGGGCACGGCGGGCATTCCTGGCAGTCCGGGACCAGGTGCGAGCAGCCGCACCGGTAGCCCCGGTTGTCCGGGTCGCCGTGACGAGGATGGTCGGGCGGAAGCTGCTTGGGCCGGGGGCCGCTGTTCTCGTCGTCGCTCTCCGGCTTCTGCCACCACCTGAGGCGCGGAAAGTACAGGGCGTGCAGTTCTTCCAGCCATCGCTGCTGGATTTCCTTAGGCCACGCGTCGAAGCCGTCTGGGAAATCGAGGCCTCCGGGTGTGTTCGCCACACGCCTCCCGGAGGGTCAGGCAGCCTCAGGCTCGTCCGGTTCCGGCGCGTCGTCTTCGCAGATGCATTCTTTGACTGGCTTCCAGCACACGCCGCATACGCGCACGCGGGCCATGGGACTCCTCAAGTCTGTAGGGCAGGCTCCGAATCGCCGTCACCGTCGTTACGGGGGCCGTCTTCACCGTAGATGCGGAGGACGACGGGGAGGACTAGGAGGGCAGCGAGGAACAGCCAGAGGAACCAGGACACGGCAGGAACACGCACCGATCAAAAAGACGCAGCGACAAGGGAAGGGCGTTCCCGCTGGTCAGATCCCCCGTGAACGCACTGCCAAGCTTACCGCAGCCGAAGATCAGGCGAAGCCCCAGACCCCTGCTGGAGCGTCGCCGCCGCGAGCCCTGCGGACAGCCTCCTGTACCCCGTCAAGACCCCTGGGGACAGGCTCCGGCCGGGCTGTCGCGGCGTCAGTGTGTACCGAATCGCTAGCCGCTGAGGTACACACGCACGCCTCGCCACCCCACCACTGCGTGTAGGCGTGCGGGTGGACCCGGGATGCCTCGGCGTGGCCGCAGTGACAGTTGCCCGCCCCGGAGTGCGGGGACCGCTCGTAGGGGTGCATTAGCGGATCACTCCCAGGTAGCTCACATCCGGGTACAGTCCGCCGAGCACGAACGCGGCCCGCATCACCTGTGCCGATGTCGCCACTGTCGCGGCTACGAGAGCCGGGTGGGGTTCGGTGTCGTCACCGTCGAGGTCGAGTTCGATGCGCACCGGGAAAGTCTAGTGGTCAGGCGGCGCGGCGGAGCTGGCGTGCCATCTGCTCGCCCCGCTGTTTCGTCGCGTTCTCTGCTTTGGCCACGTCCAGGAGGCGGTAGCGGGGGCGGCCCTGCTTATCGCGGATCTCGTTGCCGTCCTCATCGGTGGCAACAGGCAGGTGTCCGCGTTCCCGCCACTTGCAAATCGCGGCGACGGTGACACCCGCGTAGGCTGCGGCTTCCTTGGCCGACAGGAGGGCGTTCAGGTCCAGGTCGGACAAGGCTGGCATCCTCCCCGGGCATGAAAAAAGAACCCCCGGAAACTCCAGGGGTCTCAGGGCATGACTGCCGTAGCACCAGAGTAAACGTGTCAACTGCCTTCGTCAAAGAACACGCGCCACGATTGTCAAGCCATTTCGGCTTCGAGTTCCCCGCGTGCCAGCGCCTCCGCGCGCCGGTCGGTCTCTGCCTCGTACTCGGCGAGGGGGATGCGGAGCTGGCAGTCGGGGTTGTTGCAGATCACGTGGCTGTCACCCTCGGTCCAGGTGAGGAGGAGCATCTGGCAGCGGGGATTCGGGCATCGCAGCGGCTTCTTCAAGGTGCGTTGCCCGGCTTTGGACTTGTTCGTGAACTCCCGGTGCCATTTCAGCACTTCGTTGCCGAAGTCTTCGGCGAACGGGGCAGTCAGGATCTCATCCAGGTGGAGCATCAGCCACGCGATGCACGTGGTGACAGCTGCGGCGAGGTGGCCGCGGCGGGCGAGAGACGGCCAGTCGCGCAACTCCCGGTAGGCGTCTTCCCACCCTTGGAGCATGGAGGTCAACTCTTCGAGGTCGTCGCCGGCCTGGGAGGGTGACATGTGGGTGGCGGTGCCGGAGACCCGTTCGTTATCTACCCCGGTGCGGTGACCGTCGGCTGTGGCCATGAGGAGGGCGGCGAGGTCGTCGAGCTCGGCGAGGGTCTCCCGGATGCGCGACTTGCAGCGTCCGCACCACGGGTCCCCCGGCCACGGCTGGATGTCCGGGGGCAGCGGCCGGGACGTGTCGGCGTCCAGCGGGTCGTAATCGGCGAGGGCCTGCTTGAAGACCTCGTGAGCTTCGCGGTAGTGACGGTTACACGTTCCTGGGCACGATCCCTCGCTGCTCATGTCCGTCATTGTGGACCACGGGGGGCAGTGGACAGAACGGGAGACGGGGGGTGCAGGTTACGTGTCGGTCACGGCTACTTCGGCGGCCGGCCAACGTACTTGACGTAGGCGACACGCCAGTCTGAGGCGATGGCCTTCTGCGCCACGCCGAGCCGCACCCGTCCCGAGCACACGTCCCGGTGCAGGACGTCCTCGAGGATGTCCTTGCTGTTGTGAACATAAGCCGGGTTCAGGTGCTCCGCCCTGATCGCAGCCGAGTCGGGCTTGTCATTCAGCTCCGGCCACAGGTTCCTGATACTGCCCGGGTTGCCGAGCAACTCGATCGAGATCAGGTGGTCCACCTCGAACTGGCCCCTGTGGTGGTGCATGATGCCGTACTCCTGGTAGACCTGCTTCTCCTCAGCATAGGAGGGACGGGCGGCTTCCAGCTTCGGGTTGACGTGCGGGCAGATGTCCCGCAGCCCGTACCCGGACGCGGTGGCGCCGGGGGTGAGCTTGTGGTTCGGGAGCGTCCATCCTGCGGGCCACGTATCCGAGCGTGCCGCTGTTGTTGCCGTGGCGGGTGGCATGCAGGCCGCAAGAGACATGCAGGCGAGAACGGCAGCGACGACGAGCAGGCGCTTCATGGCTGTCACTCTAGTTCCGGGTCACGGTTCTGTCCGCAACCCTGACCGCAACCGCCAGACAGGATCGGCAAAGTTGCGGCCGATTGGCGCCTGGCACCACGTGCAGACGCTCTCCCGGTTCCCGCAGTTCCAGTCTTCCACCCCTGGCCGATGCCACCCGGTAGGCCCGGGGCACCGCTCGGCTGGCACATCACTGGGCGGCGGATAGGGAGGCCGCTCCTGCGCTAGCCGGTCAGCCTGCTCGACGGTCAGGCGTGCCATCATGGTCGTCCCCTCAGTCCTTCATGGTGTCCATGGCGTCGGCCGAGCGGTCACGGCTGAGGCTCCTCGATATGGCCGCTGTCGATGTAGCCACGTTCATAGTCGTTGCAGCGGTTAGCGCCGCCGGCGAGCCTGTCAGGGTCAGGGTCGCGGTCAGCCTTGCCATCCTCCCAGCCGCGCATGTAATCCGCCACGCTCATCGTGTCCTCAGTCCTTCGGTGCTGTAGTGCGGCGGTTCCCGGATGACGTAGTGGGAGTGGCGATTCGCCTCCTGGGCGAGCAGGACAGCCACCTGCCGGGCAGACATGACCCGGAGTGCGCGGAGCACCCTGGTAACCGCCATAGGCGCGACGGCGCAGTCCCACGCGTCAGCCACGGTCAACTCCGGTCGAAGGGCGAGCTCTTCCGCCCCGAGCGCGTCGACGAGCCGCGAGTACAGGACTTCCTGCTCGGTTTCCATCGGCAGGATCTCCGGGCTCGCATCCTCATTCATGATTTCCCTCTCAGTCCTTCGATGATCGAATCCATGGCGTCGGCCGCGCTGCGGGGGACTTCCCCGGGTGCGCTCACCCGTCCTCCCGTGGTGTACCGAGCCATGACGGTTCACTGGCGTCGATCTCGATCACGCCCCGCCCGAACGGCGCCTGGATCTTCCGTTTCGGGCGCGGCTTCTCAGCAGGCCGCTCCTCCCAGCGCTCCCGACGCTCCCGTGCAGCCTCGAGCGCTTCCCATTCGGCGGCGGGGATAGTGCGCCCGTCCTGGAACTGCACGCCTACCGGCACTCCTTCTCCGTCGGCTTCCATTGCTGCTGCGATGCCCGCCGCTTCCTCTTCGTCTTCCCAGATGCTGTAGTCGATCGCGCGGTAGCGCGAGTACCACAGTGCGACTTCGTTGCTCACGACCCCTCCCGTGGTGTACCGGTTAGCCCCGGAACGAGCCGACATGCAGTTCATGATCACGAGCATTTCCTCGCTCACGCCTCTGTCCTTCCGGTAACCGCCGGCCGAGCCGCGCAGCCAGCACACACCAGCCCTTCGGCTTCTTCGGCTTCGCTGAGCAGGAGACCGCAGTCAACGCACCGCATCGAGAACGTGCTCACGACACCGGCCTCCCAGCCTGCTTCAGCAAGCCGAGATCATGCTGCGAGAGGAAGCCGAGATCGTTCATCAACCGCAGTTCGTGGTCGCTGAACTGCGTGACCATGGCTCCCGCCCACATCAGGTCGGCCTGACGGCGGCACCGGTCGCGCTCCCTCTCGAAACGGCCGGCCACGTCGGGAACCTGGCGTTCCCGGAACGGGTCGATCTTCGGTGAGAGTTTCGCCTTCACTTCTCCGCCCTCCCGTTGGTCATGCCGGGCTGCCCAGTGCCCCCGGCTCGGTGAAATCCACCACCGGCACCCGGATCCCGGACCAGATCACGAAATCCATGAACGGCGCCGAAACCAGACGCGGGAACCACGACACCTCACACGGCTTGCACTGGTACGCCGTCCCCGTGCCGGGGACTCCGCGTTTCTCGCAGTTCCAGCACACCAGCGGATCATCCACACACTCACCTCGGTTCGCATATCTTGCACCGGCCCCCGGACGTGATGTGAGAGCACTTGGCCTTCGCCCGGCCCCGCTTGCCGCCATGATCCGCCGGCTGCGGCACCTCAGCGGTCACGACCCGTCCCGCGCCCGGCTGCTGGAACAGGACAGTACCGGGAGCGATCTCCTCAACCTTGGAGGCCAGGTGCTGGACTGTTTCGGCAGGGGTGGACTCAGCAGCGACGGGCGGCGCGGATCGGGGCGGGGCGTGCGATTCCCAGCGTTTCGCCGCTGCCATCTTGGTCTCGTACTCTTCCTGCGTCATGTCTGCGGCATGGGCCACGTAGTCCGATTCGGGGCGGCGTTGCGGCTGGCGCGGGAGAGGCTTGAGTGCCCCTTTGGCTGCGGCGCGAGATGCGGCAGCGTGGATCGGCTCTTTCCGGGCCTTCGCTGGAACGGGCGTCCGGGGCTCCGTACGCTCCCCAGCATCCCCTCCTGTCGTCGCTGCGGGTTCGTCTGTACCGGTGGAGACGGGAGACTGTGAGGAGGGCTGAGTACCGACAAGGACGGGGTGGTGGTCCTTGCACTTCTGCCGGTACACCGCTGCCGTAGCGTCGGCCACCCAGAGCCGCAAGGGCTTGCCAGTGCAGTCCCCCATGACTGCAGGTATCTCTTCGCCGCAGCGGGAGCAGGTGATCCACTCGGCGAGGATCTCGGCTGTGTCGCCGATGAGGGTGGTGTGGGCGAACTTCTCAGCCTTGCCAAGTTCCTCGAGCCGCTCTTTGGTGCGGCCCCAGGCGCGGAAGGACATGGTGCCCCTGGTGTCCCGGTCAGGCATTGCCGTCTCCCTTCGCCGGCCGGTTCCCGAGCCAGATCATGAGCCAGGTGAATGCGATGACTCCCCACCATGTGAGGCAGGCGTACACGGACCCGGCGGACAGTTTCCAGCCTCCGGTGTCGGTCTGGCCGTGGACTATGAATGCGGGCCAGAAGCCGAAGATGACGAAGAAGGCGATCCAGAGGCCGAGGACGCCGCATCCCTGGGTACCGGGACGGCGCTGCGGCGGGTACTGGCGCGGGATAGTCATGTGGCCACTTCTTCCCACGGGCCGTAGGTCACCGTGCGCCGGCACTCACCACAGCTCATTGAGCACCACCTTGACAGCCAGCATGACGTTAGCTGCGCCTATCTCCGGTTCCAGCGTGGCCATAAGAGCGTCAGCCCGGTCGCGGTAATACTGGCGGTGCGGCGTGTCCCGGCCGTAGCCGCACGGCGGAAGCCGCGAGCACTGCTCGGCATGGATCAGGTCGGCCAGTTCGCCCGGTCGCGACTCCTCGGCGGCGTCCAGTTCGGCAGTCAGGTCAGATTCGGTCATGTTCCTGAGTGTATCACACTTCCGTGATACGGCAACGTAACACATGATCGTGTTACGGCCTCGCGCACGCGGGGGATCTCCCGGCTGTACAGTAACGGGCGTGAGCGGCGAGAAGACGCACGGCACCTGGACGGTCACCCTGACCGGGGACGAGACCGAGGCCCCCCACCTGGCCACGATAGTCCGGGCCAGCGTCGGCCGGCACTGGAACCCCGCATCGTCCAACTTCGTGGCGTTGCAGCGTCTTGTCGCTGCGCTTGAGCGGGCAGAGTTCACCCCGGAGGCAGGGAAGCCGTGAGCGCGGACTCCTGGGAGGGTTACGACTCGGTTCAGATGTTCCCCGGCTGTGATTGCGGCCACGACGCGACCGAGCACAAGGCCGCGTGGGGGGACTGGCGGGAGCATGAAGGCTGTGCGCTCTGCCCTTGCGACGTCGGGTGGGAGCACACGTGAAACTGGGACGACTGCTGCAGAATCTACGGGTGGCGTGTCCTGTCTGCGAGGAAATCTCCCGTCAGGCTGGCGGGGGCTTGTACGCCGCGGCCTACCGGAGATACCACCGCCGCGACGGACATCCTGATCCGCATCCGGAGTGCACGTGAACGAGGACGAGCGCGGCATCACCCCGGCCGACTCCACGTCCATCAGCATCCAGACCCGCAACGGCCGGTGGTGGGTGATCATCGAACAGGGCAACGGGGACCTGATCAAGGACATCGAGCTCACCGAGATGGAACGGGTCCAACTCGGGTCGATGCTGTGCACCGAGCCGTTGCAGCCTCCGTTCCTGCGGGACGTGTCATTCCTCGACTACCGGGAGCCGGTGACCGGGTGAACGCTCCGGACGGGCCTGAGGAAAACCTTTCCCTTGCTGCCATGATCCGCGCCATGCAACAGGGCGAGCAGATCGACAAGGACGCACTCCGGGAGGCTCTCCTGGAGAAGGGTGTGCAGCTGGGAATCCCCCGGAAGGAACTCGCGCGTCTGGCTGGCCGTGCCCGGTGGGAGGCTGAACGGAAAGCGGAGGGCCGCGATGATTCGTGAGCCGAACCCGGGCAGGGTAGGTGCCTGCGGTGAGTGTGGCGCGTACCGGCTAGACGGCCGGCCCCCGTACCTGCATAAGCCAGGCTGCTCACGGGAATGTGATCTGCAGATGGACCGGTGGCTGGCGGAACATGCCGCAGGAGATCACGGCGGTCCGACGCTATACGGGAATGAGGCACAGTGAACGACGCGATGGTGACCGCTGCGGCGATGCACCTGGGCCGCGACGAGCTCTGGAAACGGCGCCCTTCCCTCGCTGCTGATTGCGACCATGACCTAGTGTGGCTGCAGGTCATTGAGGTGCGGCAGTCGGTGGTGTGCCGGAAGTGCGGCGGCCTGGACGTGGAGACCTCTGGCAGGATGCTGACGGAACCGGCCCGGTATGCGCCGGACGATGACGGGGTGCGTCTTCTGGATTCAGCGCCGCCGCTGCGGGTGACTCTGGAGGGGAACCGCGGCGAGGAGGAGACAGGATGAGCGGCGGCGAAGAGGAGCCGACCTTCCACTCTGGCGGCCTGGTCGTGGGGCCGGGCGGCGAGGATAGCGTTCCCGTATGGTTCGACCCTCGCTGCGAGTGCATCTTCACCGCCGAGCAGGTCAAGCGCATGAGCGTGGGGAACCAGCCCGCCGAGGGCTAGGATGCGGGCGTGACCGGTCACGAACACCAGTGGAAGCGCGGCCCCGTTACGGACTTCACTGTCACCTACGAGTGCGGGTGCGGGAGCCGTCACCGGGTGCAGTGGTGCAGCCTCATCCCGTCGGTGTCCGAGGTGGACGTGAAGGTCACCGGGGCGTACGGGGGGACGGTTACCGGGGATGCGCACCAGTGCTGGGAGTTCACGCTGTCGCGGCGGATGCTGCAGATGGCGGAACTGGGGCTGCACCTGCACGCCGAGGAACTGGAGCCGGAACCGTGAGCAAGTGGAACCTGGACCCGGAGGCTGTCTACTTCAGTGGCGGCAGCATCGAGGTTCACCGCGTGGACCGCACGCCTGTGCACTGCGAGGACGACGGCACCGTAACATTCGGCGATCCGCTGCATGTTCAGGCAAATGTCCGCGTGTTCCTTCGCGGCGAGGACGGGTTCTTCGCCTTCAGCCTCACCCCGGCCGAAGCTCGGGCCCTGGCGGCTTCGGTGGACCGGCACTGCCCTGACGCGGACCCGGAAGACGCAGTGGCAGCAGGAGCAGCGTGAAGACCGCCGATCTTGCCGCCGCGGAACTGGCCGAGATCAACGCCATCCTCGAGCCGTGGCTGTGGGTCCAGCAGTACGGCCAGCCATACCACGGGCTGGTGACCGGACGGTTCGCCACCGGCCCGTACCACTTCGAGTGCACCGTCAAACCCGACTACGGCAAGATGATCAGGGGGACGCGCGGCCGGGAAGGGCGCGCCTGCCTCATTGACCGCGCCGAGGAGGCGTTTGAGGCGCTGGAGGCTGCGGGCTGGCTGCTCACCGGCAGCCTGGACATGGAGGTCACGGGCAGGGTGGCCCCGTTCACGCAGACCCTCGGCGGGGAACTGGTGGAGAAGGGCGAGCATTACGACCTGGAGATGCGGGTGCGGTTCGAGGTGAACCGGCCGCGGTGACCGCGCCGGAGGGTGACCCCGGCTACTGCGTCGCCTGCGGTGACTGGCACATGCTCACCCTTGTCCCGGAATGGGGCGGCGCTGCCTGCGCCCAGTGCGTATTCACGCGCCGGCTGGATCCTCCCGAGCCGGGTGAACGTCATGTGTGCAACACGGGTGACCGCCTCAAGCCTGGCCATCCCGAGTACCGCCGCTGTTCGTGCGGGCAGTGGTTCCATTCCGGCGGGGGTTACTGGTACCGGGTGTCCCGTCCTCCCGTGCGGTGGCTGCGCGGTCACGGGGTGGACCCGGGGGAGTTCTGGGGGCTGGACGAGGAGCCGCAGGGGGCTACCTGGTTCGAGGAGGCGGGGCGGGGGCGTCCGTCGCTGCGCTTGTTCCTGCGCTGGCTGCTGGGCGGTAGGCGCGTCCAGGGCTAGCGCATACCCCTCCCCGTCCGTGGCCTGTACCTGGCCTGCTGTACCGGTGCGGGACCTGTGCCCTCCCGTGTC